ATGGCTAGAACAGGTGGCTATGGTGATAGAAAATTAAAAAAAGAAGAAGTATTAGATTTAAAAAGAAAACGAAACTCTGATTTAGTATGGCTTAATGATACTTGGATATATAAAGAATTACATCCGTATGTGCATCAAGCTAATAGAGACGCCGGCTGGAATTTTGATTGGGAAAGATCTGAATCTTGTCAGTTTACAAAATATAAACTAAACCAATACTACGATTGGCATTGTGATAGTTGGGATAAACCTTATCAAAGAGATAATAAAGATGATCCTGATAATGGTAAGATTAGAAAACTATCTATGACTTGTCAGTTAACAGATGGTTCAGAATATAAAGGTGGAGAATTAGAATTTGATTTTAGAAACTATGATCCACATATGAGAGACGAATTGAAACATAGAATACAATGTAAAGAAATATTACCAAAAGGATCTATTATTATATTTCCTAGTTTTGTGTGGCATAGAGTTAAACCAGTAACCGCTGGCACAAGATACAGTCTTGTTGTCTGGCATTTAGGAAAGCCGTTTAGATAATGTATATAAATAACTATTTTAATACGACCATTTGGTCAGAACAAAAACCAGAGTTTGTAAAATCTTTAAACAAAGCTAGTAATAAATATATTGCTGAAGCTAGAAAAAGAGAAAAAAAATTTATAAAAGAGTATGGTGACTTTGGAAGATCCTATCATTCAACACCACTTACAGCAGACAATGATTTTAGAGACTTTAGAGATTATATTGGTCAAAAATCTTGGGAGTATTTAGATCATCAAGGTTATGATATGTCACAATATCAAACGTTGTTTAGTGAGATGTGGGTACAAGAGTTTGCTAAAAAAGGTGGTGGTCATCACTCTGCACACATACATTGGAATCAACACGTATCGGGTTTTTACTTTTTAAAATGCAGTGATAAAACTTCTTACCCTGTATTTCACGAACCGAGAACAGGTGCAAGATGTACAAAGTTAAAAATGAAACCAGACTTAAAAAATGTATGGCCAGGTTCAGAACTTATACATTTTAAACCTACACCTGGAACTTTAATTATATTTCCGGGATATCTAGAACATGAATATGCAATAGATCACGGCATAGAACCGTTTAGATTTATTCATTGGAACATACAAGCGGTGCCAAAAGAAATGGCTAAAGATGTTTAAAAAGAAAAAATATACAATTATTCGTCAAGCTATATCAAAAGATTTAGCAGCTTTTGTTGCAAACTATTTTTTAATGCAAAAACAAGTTTATGATACTTGTAAAAAAGAAAGATATTTTTCACCATTTGAAAATATAATAGGTAATTATGAAAATGATAATGAACAGATACCAAACACATATTCTCAATATGCTAATATAGCTATGGAAACTTTAATGTTAAAATGTCAACCTAAAATGGAAGAAGTAACAGGATTAAAATTATATCCTGCATATACTTATGCAAGAATATATAAAAAAGGTGATATTCTTAAAAGACACAAAGATAGATTTAGTTGTGAGATATCTACGACCATGAATTTAGGTGGTAATGATTGGCCAATATACTTGGAGCCATCTGGAGAAGTTGGTAAAAAAGGTATTAAAGTAGATTTAAAACCAGGAGATATGTTGGTTTATTCTGGCTGTGAGTTAGAACACTGGAGAGAAAAATTTAAAGGCAAAGAATGTATTCAAGTATTTCTTCACTATAATAATCGTAAGACACCGGGAGCTAAAGATAATATGTTTGACAAACGACCACATTTAGGTCTTCCATCTTGGTTTAAACGATGATATAATTCTTAGATGGAGGCAGGGATCCACCACATACCCCCTGCTTCCTTCTAAGGATTATATTATATGTTATTAGGATTTGGAGCATTTGGCGAACTACCGATATCAACATCGGGTGCAGACAATAGTGTAACTATTGCTGTTACTAAAAGCTCATTGGTTCTTAATATAGGTAATCCAGGAATTACAGCTGATTCAATTGTAGAGATTCCTACTCCAAGTCAAGTAACTTTAGGAATTGGGACTGTTGTAATTACAGCAGATGGTAATGTTAGCCCTACTAAATCTTCCCTTGTTTTAGGTACTGGAAACGTTACTGTTAGCGCCGGTGCTACTGTTTCACCTACAAAGAGTGGGTTTACAATTAGCTCTGGAACTGTTACAATAACAGGTGGAGCAGTTGTTGATCCTACAAAATCAACATTTACATTGGCTTCAGGAACTGCACAAGCAATTGTTTGGAGTGAAATTATTCCAGGTGTAAGTGCAACTTGGATACCAATAGACCCAGGAATATAAAATTATGGCATCAACTTATAGTACAAATACCAAATTAGAATTAGTAACAACAGGTGAGAAAGCCGGACAATGGGGTGGAATCACTAATACAAACCTACAAATTTTAGAACAAGCAGCTACAGGATATCTAGCAATAGATATGGCTGGTGCAAGTGTTACACTAGACTTAACCGATGGCGCTACTTCGAATGGTAAGAATATATATTTAAAATTAACAGGTACTTTAAGTGCCAATAGAACATTAACAATGCCAGCAACTGCAGAAAGAATATGGATTGTTGAAGATGCTACAGACAGGAATGGAACTAATAAATATACTTTAGGTATATTAACTGCTTCTGGTACTACTACATATATACCTAATAAATCAGTATCTTTATGTAGATCTGATGGAACTAATACAAACGTTACGCTTTTACAAGACGGCTTATATGCTATTAATAATACTTATTCTCCGTACACAGCTGTCCCTGGAGACCAGATTTTTGTTGATACTTCAACAAGTGCGGTTACAGTGGCACTGCCAGCTTCACCTTCTATAGGTGATCAAGTTACAATTATTGATTCAAGAGGAAATTTTAATTCTAACAATGTTACTATAGATAGGAATGGATCTAATATTATGAGTGCTGCATCTAACGACACATTAGATGTTAATGGTCAATCAGCAACACTTATGTATTTAGACGCAACTAGAGGCTGGGCTTATAAATCTAATACTGAAGTATTCCCAACCTAGGAGCTAAAAAGATGGCTCTTACATCTATTAAATTTTTACCTGGAATAGATAAGCAAGACACAAGTGTCGGTGCTAATGGTCGATGGGTAGATTCAGACAACACAAGATTTAGATATGGTCTTCCTGAAAAAGTAGGAGGATGGCAGTCTTTATTAACCAGCACTCTTCATGGAGTGGCTAGAAAAATTCACGCATTTGTTGATACAGATGGTAATAGATACGTTGCTATAGGTACAGATAAATTTTTACTTATATATTTTGAAGGAAATATATATGACATAACTCCTTTTAGATCTAATAATGCAGGGACCCCGACTACAATTAGTGCAACCCTATCTACAAGTACGGCTACCGGAACTTCAATTACGGTTACTACTTCTGCGGCTCATAATATTGAAGTAGGGGATATGATTGTATTTGATAGTGTAACAATGCCTACAGGTTCATCGTTGTCAGCTACTCTTTTTGAAGATAAAGTTTGTCAAGTTATTACTGTTCCTAGTGATACTACTTTTACAATTACATCACCAACTGCAGAAGCAAATGGAGGAGGTGCTACTTTAACTTCTGGAAGTTCTGTAACTCTTAAACCTTATGTAAGAATAGGTCCAGCCGCACAATCATATGGTTATGGTTTTGGTATTGGAAATTATGGTGGAACCATTACAGGATCAACAAGTACAGAATTAAATGGATCCCTAAACGCTGACACTGCTGGTACAGGTGGAGCTGGAACTGCTGTTACTGTAGATGATACAACAGGGTTTGCATCAGCAGGAACTATTGCTGTTGGCACAGTGCCAAACGCAGAGTTAATTACCTACACATCAAAAAATTCAACACAATTTTTAGGTATTACTAGAGGTGCTTCTGGAACCGCAACTCCAGGAACTTCAAATGGTCAAGCTCATTTAACTAACTCAACAGTTCAAGATGCTACGAACTGGACTGGTTGGGGA